GTGATGGACTTACAGGAGGTGTATTACCTGCTCCACCACTTGCAGAAGCATTAACTCTACCAGCACCTCCACCTGAACCACCAGCAAGACCTGGAGCTAAAGGTGTATTAAAAGCACCTCCACCTCCGCCTCCAGCAGACGTAATTGTTGAAAAAACTGAATCAGATCCATTTATTCCTTTTGAACCATCGCTAGGTGTACCTGGACCAGTTGCTCCACCTGCACCTACTGTTATTGGAAAATTTGTTGCAGTAATTGTTATTGCTCCAGCACCCTCTAATGGACTTGCAGTATAAGGTGTAATGGGAGATTTATCTTCTCTGAATCCACCTGCACCTCCACCTCCAGATTGGTATCCGTTACCACCACCTCCACCACCTGCTACAACTAAATATGAAACTTGATTATTAGCTGGTGCAGGAGATGCTGTTGCTATTGAGCTTACTGAAAAAGTTCCTGGAGACGTAAAGGTATGAATCCTGCAATTACCTGAAGTCGTTATAGTTCCTCCTGTAGCTGAAATATAAGGTGGAATACCTGTTTCTGTATCTTCTGCATTTTGAACATTTACCCATCCTTTTGTAGAATCAACATAAATAAAAGTTGCCGCTTGTCCATTAACATTTAATTTTGCGTCCCTTGCTTCACCGCCAATTTTTTCAGAACCATTTGGACTAATTGTTAAATTATATGTTGCAAAATTTCTTGCATAATCTGAAAAAGCTACTATTGCTCCTGCAGATCCTGCAGGTAAATTTGCTGTGATAGCACTTCCTGAATTTATAAAATAACCCTCTCCACTTACTGCAGTGAAAGTTGAAGTCTTTGTTGTTGTTTGCCAATTTACAGAACCACTTCTGCCAAAACCTGATTGAGTAGCTCCGCTTCCTAAAGTTACTGTTGTTCCACATCCTCCTATTGTAAGAGTTGACCCTGATGATTTTACAATTTCATTAACTTCTATTTTGCTCATACTATTACAACTGTTGCTCCTGATTCTACTGTCATTGTTCCTGTAACTGTAAGAGGCCCAGCAAAAACTGCATTACTACTTGCTTCTATAAATACATTCTGTGTTAAATCTTTCTTATGATAACAATCCACATTATTTGTTCCTGGTTTATTACCTACATAAAGAATATTATCTTTTTCTTCCATAAATCTCCTATGCTACATCTGTTAGCAATCCAACTACAATATCTACGTCTCCGCCTGATGCACTTGATTGTGCCTTCAAACTATAACCTGATCCCAAAACAATTTTTCCTTTTACTATTTCCACTTTAGAATTTGGTGGAATAGAAACACCTTTAACAAGTTTAAAATCATTAGATCCATCTCTTAATGTTATATCTAAAGTAAGAGTAGCTGTACCAGTGTTTGCACAATTTAATCCTACAATAATCTGTTTGTTACTTGTTGCAGATATGATTGTTGTTTCGGAAGCATTAGTTAACGATACTTCTGTTGATAAAAAATTATTCGCCATCTATCCTCCTAAAGCTATTGCAAAAGGAATCGCATTTGGATCTGATTCCGTTACACTTACACCACCAGGAAGAGTAATTGCATTTGTTGATGTATTAATACTAAATAAAGTTAAGTTATCAGATCCGTCATTGATCTTAATAGCAAGTGTTCCTGAGCTAGAATTATCTACCCAGATCGTCCCAGAAGTTGCTGAACCTGGAGCTGAACTTCCTACATGTGAAGAATTGATCGCCGCAAGAATATTATTAAGTTCTGTTCTAAAACTTGCAAATCCTTGGTTGTCTAATGTTACATCTGATACTTGAGCCATAATTTCTTATACCTTATTTTAAGTTGATTTCAAACCATGTCCTACTGCTTGAAAATCAAAAATTCTGCTTATTCCTGTATTACTAGCATTAAAGAACTGAATTGTAAATCCCGTTTTAGATTTAGATGTTATAGAAAAATAATCTCCAGTTTGCATACCTTGTCCAGCAATTCCAATAGAAGGAGTAGCAAAAAATCCATTTGTAAATGTAATTATAGTTCCTGAAGCTGATGATGTAATATCTTCTCCAGATTCAACCCTTTTTTCAAAATTTACTGAGAATTTAAGATCATGCACTTTTGCTCTAACTTTATTATTATCTGAAATAATTTTACATCTAAATTTAAAAAATCGCCCTTTAATTGTACTTTGTTGAGCAATTTTCTGGAATGACGATATATTTGCTAAACTTGTATTATCAGCTCCTACTTGGATCTCAGCTCCACAATTTATTTCGCTAGAACCATCATAAGGCCCTTTCGCATCATCATGTAAAGTAGCTCCTCTCCCACTATCGTGTAAATCATATTCATCTTCAGCACTCATGCCAAGAATTGCACCTAAACTTACATCATAAATATCATCCAAAGATAATGTATTTGAAAATGTATAAAAACCTGAACTTTGTATATTTCCTTCAAAATTAGTTGGATTAGAAGTAGAATCAGTTCCTCCTAAATCAAATAAACCTTCAGCAGATTCAAAGTTTCCAACAGTACTATCAAATCTTGTTATTGTATCTAATATCAAAACTTTTCTTGATTGGTTATCAACTGATAAAGCTACATTAGAATCTCTTGTTCCTTCAAAATTTGCCATTATTCACTAAATACCTGTGTTTGTTTAAAATTTGCTTGTCCACTTATATTAGTAGTTACAAATGAAGCATTTGCACTTGTATTACCTAATTTATCTACTGCTTTTATACAAAAAGTTCCAGTAGCAAAATTAACAACTGCACTATTAGATTTTCTTCTTACTACTTTTGCTAATGGAGAACTTTCGTTCCAAGTAGATCCGCTAGTAACATTCTGAAATCTTATTTCATACCAAGATATATCAAGATCTAAAACTGGTGTCCAAGTTAATTCCATTTGATTAGATCCAACTAAAGAAACTGATAGATCTGTTACATCATTAGGTATTTCTGTTGCTCCAATAATTTTTCTATTTTCAGTTATATATGATGAGCTTACTCCAAAACTATTTATAGCTTTTACTCTAACATTATAAGTAGCATCATCAACTACATTTATAAATTCATGATTTAATTGTGTTCCACTTGATATAATTTTAAAATCTGATTCAGTACTTTTTTTAGCTTCAACTTGATAATATTGAACGAATTGATCTGTACTTGCTCCTATTAAAATATTTAATCTAGTTAATACAACTCCATCTGCATATTCTATTAGTTCATCTGATAATGTTATAGAAGCTGGTGGTTGAATAGAAAAAGGATCAGGTAAATTAGTTGTAGGAGTACTTGATACTTGTCCTTTTGTTGCGAATGTATAGAAACTATCTTGATGTTCTACAAGATTTAAAGATATTGTATAATCTTCGTTAAATGTCATTGAAAGCACTCTAAAAGCTTTACTTGAAAAACCTAAGCTAGCAATAGATATGTTTACTATATCTCCAATGTGTAAAGAATAAGCATTAAAGACTCTAATATTTAATCCTATACTTTCACGACTACGACGAAGAATAATTTCAGCCATCTCCTCTGCCTGATATGGACTTGTAATAGTTTTAAAATCAAATCTTCCTTCTAAAAGAAAACCTCCATCAGCAGTTTTCATTGTTGCGTGTTGATCTGCACTAGGCAAACTTGAATCATCTATTGGAGGAAATGTTATTTGATCTGCTTGAAAATTACGATCAGGATTTATAAATGTTGCTATAACCCTATTATATTTTGTATTTTTAGATGGAGATGCTAGAGAGTATCCTTCTATAATATCATCCTCCGATAAAGATATTGAAGCAGATCCAGTTGTTTCAATTACTAATCTATATTTTCCTTGAACATAAGGAAGATAACCTCTGCATCCTCTTAATAAATCTCTTACATTATCTATAACTTTTTTAGATGTATCTATTACTGCGTTTGTATCAAATATATTTATTTGTGAAGCTCCACTAAAAGGAGTTACCTGAGTTGAACAAATAACTGAAGCATCTCTAAAACTTTGAAGATCTATATTTGCAGTTGCAATTCCTTTTCCATATCTCTCATTTCTTAAATAATCTAAAATACAAAATGCTGGATTAGTTGAAAAATTTGCAGTTTCTTCAGATAGATCTGAAGCTAAAGTTATTATTTTTTTTCCTTGTACTTTTGCTTGAACAACTGGAACTCCTCCAAAAATATCTGCGTTCCATTTAAATTTTAACGCAAGATATGCTACTCCAGATAATTTATGATTAGTACCCCAAGATGATAATGTTGATAATAAAGATGAACTAGATTGAGCATCCGTTCCAAAATGAGGTTCTATCGTTATATAGCTTTGACCGTCTTTATAAAAATTAGAATCTGAACTCGCAACTGTTCTTTGTGTATTATCAGCCATAGCTCCCGTAAATGTAACTACTTTATCATCAACTCTAATTTCAGATATTCCGTTAATTTCTCCTTCTCCTAAAACTAAAGCTATATATAAAAATTCATTATCTGTTCCAGATGTTTCTATAAATACTCTTGTTCCTCCAATTAATCTTGTTCCATAAATAACTGGAATTGAAGCATTATTGGATTGTTTATTAACTAATATTCCTTTTTCTGTTTCCTCAAAATCATTTGTTCCAAAATCTGGTACTTCAGGATTTCTCATGGATCTCATAAATAACCATCCAACTGCAAAAATACCTAGAGCTACAAATGGATTTATTCCTTTAAGAAAATTACCTATTTTTACTGCTCTAAAAACTTTTACGACAGGTTTAAATACTCTTTTTGCCGCTTTGAAAGGATTGAATCCCATTATTCTCTACCCCATTTAATATCTAATACAGTTTGAGATGCAAAATCCATTCCAACATCTGTACTGAAAAATCTTTGTTGTGAATTATTATTTGTTTGCCTTCCTGATTTTTTTTCAAAATCTGCCCAATGTGAAACAACAGCTAAATTAACACTTGAACTATTTGTAGATTCTTCAATCTGAAATGTATCAATATTTCCTGAGTATAATAAAATAGGATCTGCAATAAGAGCATTGTTTGAATCTAAAAAACCTCTAAATAATTCAACAGTATCATTTACTATATTTTCATTTAAAACTACTGATATGAAAGTCGTATCAGCTCCAGATAATAATATATTTATACTAGATTTACTTACATCTGTTTGTTCTTCAAATTCAGGAACACTAATTAAAAATGGAGATGCTGTATAAGTTTTACTAGATCCAGATATAGAAGAAGTTAAATCAAAACTATTATCAGTTAAATTAACTGGTGTAGAAAATCCAATGCTGAGCAAATGAATAGGTCTAATATCATTTGTCGCTAGATGATTTGATACTGCTGTTGTTATTGTTCTCGTCATAATCTTCTATACTCTTCCTTATAATTTTTATATCTCCATTTACTTTAAATTCTGCATTTTTTGTAGGAAAATCGTGTTCATTTAGTTTTAATTTTTCTACATCAATTTTATCTGCATCAACTATTTCTTCTGCTAATATATCTGCATTCATAAAATATTTTATCTTATATTGCTTCTTCAACATCTAATTCAAATTCATATAAAAGATTTCCATCTTTATCAGCTCCAACTGCTCCAAACTCTTGAATATCATTTGTTAAATGAACAGTAAAAGGAACATTATTATAAGTGACAACCTCATCATCTGCTAAAGCATTTATAAGAGGTGGCTCTATCGTAACTGTTGAAGCATTTGAAGAAGATGTAACATCCTCTACAATCATATAAATTTTAGTGTGGGAAGCAAATTTAATTAAGTCTCCCGCCTTAAACCTTCCCGCACTATCAGCGCCAAATCCGTCCATAGCAATCGTATTATCTCCAGCAGTATGAGATCCATTTACAGAAACTACTTGTGTTTCAGAACCTCTTGTGCTTTTTACTTCTGGAGGAATGATTGTAAAATTTTCTTTTGATGATCTTTGTTTCATTATGAAAGCCATTAGTTCTCCATATACATCAGATCTTTTTGCAGTAATTATTCGTGCAGTAAAACCGAATCTTTGATTATCTACTTGTCTTGATAATTTTTTTCCATTTATAGATTTTGTTAATATTGTATTCTGTAAAGATTTTATTCCTAAAGTTTCAAAAGCAGAATTAGATATTGGAAATGCACCAGCCATTATATCATCCCTCCTCTGCCTTTTTCAGCTAAAGCATTATTAATAATAGAAGTAATTGTTCCTCTATTCTCTACTAAAGCTTCATCAAAACCTCTTGAATCTATTGTATTTATATTAAAGTTTACATTGACAGCTCTACCTCCCAAACCTCTTGCAGATTGCGTAATCTGTCCAGTAGAATTAGGAACAAATAATTCTGGCCCTCTCTCTCCTACAATCGCTGGTCGTCCAGCCATCAAAGCTCCTCCACTTGCAAATGCAGGAACACCTAATAACATAGAAATAAAAGCTTGTTTGTTTTTATCTTTTTGAGCTTTATTTTGTTTATCTTTTTCAGCTGTTATTTGTTTTTCTATACCTAATTTTATAAGTAATTCAGCAATAGCAGTTTGTTCAAGTAATATTTGTAATCCAATTTTAGCAACAATCTCAACTAGAGCTGATATAATTTTAATTAATATTTGTTCTCCTAAAACTTTAAAAGAAGCTCCTAAATCTTTTCCTAATACTATTGTTTCAGCTATTCCTTTTGACATTCCTTGAATACCCATATTAATTACTTGAAATGCTTGATCTGATAATTTTGTTAATTTTTTAAGAGAATCCTCATTTAACTTTTCTAATTCTTTTCTGAATGGAGATATATTTCTTTTTAGAGCTTTAGCCGCTTCATTAGCTTTTTCTACTTCTTTTTGCATTTTAGTAACTTCAATAGTATTTTTTTCTATTTCTTCTTTTACTCTCTCAAATACATCTCTAATACCTTTTACTTCTCCATTAGCATTTTCTAATGATTTCATAAAACCTAGATCTATTTCTATTCCAAGTTTCTTTAATAATTTTCCTATCTGATTAAATATTAAACCTATTGCAAAAACTACGACTCTTCCTCTTGTTCCAAGCATTAAGAATCCAATAATACCCATCTCTCGTACAACTGGAGGTAAAAAATTTATTATATCAATTATTCCAGCAATACCAGATCCTATCGTTTTAAATACAACTTTAAGAGCATTCACAACACTGACTAATCCAACTATGGCTTCTTCAATAAATGTAATTAATCCTTTACTTAAATTCTGTGCAAACTCTCTTAATACTTTTTGATTTTCATCTACGAGTTTATTGATTGTAATTAATCCACCTTTTACAAAATCAAAAAATCCAGCTTCATTTGTTTCTAATTTAAATTGGAAAATTTTATCTCCAATCATTGATAGAGTTCCGTCAAAAGTTGTTCCTAATACTTCCGCCGCTTTTCCAAACTTTCCACCTGGGCCAAAGACTTTTAGTAAAGCTTCTGCTGATTGTTCTGCGTTAAGAGTTACTCCTGATTTAAAACCAAGCATAGCTCTAACACCTCGTTCTCTAAATATTTCTGCTGAAGCTAAACCTGCTGATAAAGATCTTTGGACCTGTTCAGCCGCTATCCTAAAATCTATTCCAGTTACAGCTGCGATATTACCTACTAATTCTAAATTAGTTCCAAGCTCTTCTGCATCTTTTGAAACAACTGCTAGATTACCTGAAGCTTGTGCAATTTCTTGAAGTGAAAAAGGTACTCTTCCAGCAAATTTAACTAACGTATCAAAAGCTTTACGACCTTCATTTACAGATCCAAATAAGAAAAAGAATCTTAATCTTAATTGTTCTACTTCTCTCCCTACATTAATAAATGATCTTACTGCTACTCCAGCTCCAATACCTACGATAGCTGATTGAACTGAAAATATAGATGTTCTTAATCTTGCTAATCCAGCTCTTACTCCAGCAAGAGCCTGTTTTGTTTTATCTTTTGCTAATATATTTAAAACTAAATTTTGTGCCATAATCTACATTGGTTTTTTTCTATCATATTCATCTTTTTCTAACATTAAATATCCTAACCACAAGTTATATTCTACTTCGGTCATATCTAATACTTGTGATAAGGTTATTTTTAACCTATCAGCTAGTATTAGCATATTTCTTAATTCAGGTGTAGTGTTTAGTTTTTTTTTGACTCGTAAGCAGTAGGAGATTGAACCATCGCCGCCGCAATCTTAGCAAGGACATCAGAATCTACTTTATTCATAATATCTAATCTATCAGTAGTATGAAATAATTTATTTCCGTCCTTATCTAAAGCTTTCATAATTACAATATCAGCTAATAATCCAACATCATTTAGATTATCAGATCTACTAAATAATTTTTTCTTTTCTGCTAATGTAATTGGATTCCAATAGACGACAGTAGGTTTACCCTCGTCATCCTTCCATTCTTCTATCTCAATATCTTGAACACCTAAACTCTCAAAGTGAGATTTAGCTCTGTCTATTATTGACATAAATTACTATTCAGTTCCAATTGTTAAAGCTCCAGTTCCTTGAAATGTAACACTTCTAGCAACAATTCCATCTAAAGGTTGATTTACTGACATTCCAGTAATAATTCCACTTCCTTCAAATTTTCTGTCTCCAGTAGAACTTCCTTCAGGTAATAGTTTAAATGCTAATGAAGATCCAGCCGTCATTTGTGTTTGAGCTGAATCAGTTTCATCAAAGTGCATTTCTAAAGTTCCTGAAAAAGATGTTCTTCCTGCAATAAAAGATTTTGCTCCATCTTCCATTTTTGTGCTTTCAACTACATCTCCCGTCGTTTCAAGAGTGAACGAAGTTAATTCGCCTACTGCTGTTCCGCCGATTGTAACTTGACCTTCTTTTCCGTGGTGTACTGCCATTTTATTCTCCTATATTTTTCCTTATACTATTTATCTTCTTCATCGTCAAATTCTTCTTCTTCAAGATCTTCATCCCATTCTTCTTCATCTTCAACGACATTTCCTTCCATCTCATTTAACAGATCTTTTACTTCTTCGCAAAGCAAACTTTCTTTATCATGTAATTGTTCTATTTTATCTATCTTTTTTTTGATTTTATCTATAATTTTTTTATCAGCCATCTTTATCTCCTATTAAGGTGTTCCCGATTCAAATGTGTAAATACACCGAATAGTCATCCTGATCCCACCAATAGGGAATAAAGTCCCTTCATCAGTTTCAACAGATATAATTTCTGTATCAAGTGCATTACTACTTCTAGTAATATCAGATTCTAATTCAGTTTCAATACTCGTGATTAATTGATTTCTCAAAGTGTCAATATTTGATTCTGCTCCTTTAACAAAACCACTTATTATAAAATCTATAGTTCCTTGCCTTCTTTTTGCCCCATCTCCCATTTCAATATCTTCACGAGTTTCTTCGCTAGTTTGCACTATAATTGCTGGATATTGTTTATCTGATAATTCATCTAAATCAAACGGTTGTCTAGTTACTTTTTTTATTGATGGACTTGTAATACCACTTATCGTTGAAGCAATATTAGAAGCTATATTTTCTCTAATACTCATATCTTAAATTTCCTTATTTCTTTTTCCATAAATTTTACAAATTGTTTCTGTATAATCTTTTCTGTTCTTTTACTAAAGCCAAAAAATTCTCTACGAGGTGAATTAAGAAATTGATTAAATAGAGCTCTCTCCCTCATTTCTCCTCTATTAAAAAATACAATTGCTTTTTTATTGGATTGAACTTTACCCGTTAAACTATTCATCATGTCATTAGAATATTTAAGATCCACCCGTGTTGATTTACCTTCTCTTTGTAACTTACTTATATAACCTTCAGAATAAGGAGCAAACCTCCTTCTATTTACATCTAATCCTTTATTAGTTAATTCTTTGATTATAGCTTGTAATTGAAAACTAGCTTGAGCTAAACCTTTTCTAGTAATACCTGGAAATTTATTAAAGAATCTATCTAATTTTTTTTGAACCTGTTTTGCATTAGAATTTATAATGACACTTACAGCCATTATCTAATTAATCTGTTTGCGCCATGTAATGGCTCTCGTTCATTCTTAACAATTGTTCCGTCTCCAGTTGAATCATATTCAACTCCATCTTCTAATACTGATTGCCATTCCTTGTTATATTCTGACATATAATATTCGCCCATTCTCTCAAATCTATCTTTATCAGCTTCAGGTCTAAATTTTGTTAATGCTGGAGCCATAAACTTACCAATAAAATAATAAACACCAGCTCTTTCAAATTGATCTAGATTAACTTTTGTATTTACCATCTCATTAGTATTAAGAACTGTAATATCTGTATATACATTCATTTTATAAGTAGGCCACCACTCTATTCTTAACTGTCTTAAAATATCATTTGTTGTTTGCGAAAAGAAATTAGTTGTTTCAGTATCAGTGGAAGCAATACCGAATCCAAAAATATCAGGTTGATATTTAGTTACATCACTTGCAGTTATAACATTTGATCCAGTAAAATTAGCCACAATATTTACCTACGATCCAATTAATAAACTTCTTAATTCTTTTTTTTAGTTTTTTTAACATTTTTTTTCTTCTTAGGTTTCAAGACTTCTACAATCTTTTCTTTTACATTTGATTGTACTTTAAATCCTCTTTGTTCAAACTTTGATTTATTAGACTCATACTGTTCTTTAGTTCTAATAATAGTCTTTTTGCCATTTGTTAATTTTACAGTTTCCATTTTCCTCCTTTGCCCTATGGGCGATTTCTCGCCCATAAGAATATGATTATTAGCTTACTATACTAGAATCACCTTGTATTTCAACACCAT